TATTTGATTAACCATTTGATAGACTGGTATGTTTCGCTTGGATGCCATGTATCTGATAAAGTCTGCGTCTTCTCTTAAGAGCGTCATGCAAGAGAACTTTTTACTCTTATATTTGTACCTTTTCATAAAAAAATCCCCTGTTTATTCTCGTGCTCATTTATGGGTAATTGCTTTTCAATTACTCTCCCCCCGAAGACCTATTCCCCCACTTTCTCTGCTCGCCCCTGCCCCTAAGCAATTCCTTCTTCGGGATCCCCGTAAAAAGAAACGGTAAAGAAAAAATTAAACTTGCTTTGGGTATAGGTATTCGCATCGGATATGTGGAGACTACACACTGTCGTAGCCCAGCCATATCACCTGTGGTACTGACTAGTATAGCACACTTTTAAACAAAATGCAATAGTTTTATTTATGAGTTGTCCACAGGTGGGTAGTAATAACCCTCTACTCTCCATCCATTTTTTAGATTATTATCGAGAAATTCCTGTACTTGACTAGCGTGATAATCCGATCTAACCTCTATCTCTAATCCATTAAAGTCATTAAATCTTTCAAAACTAAAATAAAGTTTATTAGTTTTTGAATTTTTGTATAGATACGGGATTACGCTTCTCTTCCACTGAATCAAATCAAATCTTGCTACCATCCGATCCTCCTTTTATTAATTTTTTGGTCAAAGAACCCAATTATAAATATTAGTACTGTAATAATGAACAACGTCGGCCATAGTATGCCGATTGCAAAGAATATTGCCGTCGGTATAACATATTTCATTAGAACGGGATATCCGAAGTCTTTACACCGTCCACTCCAGGGGTCTCGGCTTCTTCAGCGGCCTTTTTAACGTCATACTCACTAATCAGACCCATTTTCTCGGCAGTTTCCCAATCCATAATGAAATTATAGTCTGGCTGTTTATCTGTTTTCTTTGATGTGTTCTGGAATATAGCGAAATGACTATCGTTATTTAGTTTAGCAGAGATAAAATTTACTCCACTTTCGGTTTCTTTTCTCCACCCAGCACCAATGTTTACGTTTTTCATACGTTCTCCTTATCGTTTAACCATTCATACAGTCTTTCGATACGGGTTTTAGCCCACTCTAAGACTTTTTCTACGTCTTTTTCGTCTACATTCTTCTCTAATACCTCGTAACCTAGCAGTTCCGTCCGTTCTTTATCCCACAATTCAATGAGATAATAGATCTTCTCGATCTTGTAGCCTAATTTATTTAGCATTTTGGCATAAAACACCAACTGTTTGTCGTTCTTATACCCTGCTATACCACGTGAGGTGGTTTTTAGGTCAGCAATCCACGTTTTACCGTGAACATCTGGCGTAAAATGAACCACTACATTGTCGAAAAGTTCAAATTCATACGAATGCTCTACCATTTCGGGATCTACGTCGTGGTCTAGGCCAAATACCTTAGGTAGTTTCTTCTTCTCTACTAGGTATTCTTTCATTTTCTCGTGTCTTTTTATCCCAAATTCCATAAACTCATTCTTAGGATAGCCATCAACCCTGGCTTTTAACACGTCAACCATTTTACTAGGGATGCAATTAACTAATTCTGAGTATCTTGTGTGTAGTTTGTGGTCTTTTGGATAGTTGTAAAAATCAGGCACTAAATACCTCCTTGACATGATCCCTGTCTTTAGATAACTGGTTTGCTTCGGCTTTCAAGACAATAACCCTTAATAAACTTGTAGCAAGGTCACGGTCGATGTCTTTGATTAGTGCCAAAAGCTGCGTTATTTCTTCGCTATTATCGTATTTCATAGTGCGAATGCGTCCTTTTCAGCGCTGGTATCTATACCGTTAAGTTTCTCCTTTGGTGGCATAGTGGCTTTATTAGCATCGTCGTCCACATCTCCAACTAGTCCTAGTAGCGCCATAATTGCATAGCGCCTATTGTAGGTGATCGCAGAGCCTTGGGCTTGTGGATCTTCCATTTTCATAACTACTACACCAGTTTCGTCCAGTTCTTCGCCAGTAACATGGATCAACCGAGTTCTGAGGGCTGGTTTTCCGTCTACGCTAGATAGTTGCTGTACAATAGCAAAGCCGTGTTTATTTAGAATTGGTACTATCTTGGTAATAACCTCTTCTAAGGGCACATACTTACTCTTAAAGAATGGATTGTCGGCATTCTTCTCTAGTTTTGGTAGTTCTTCTTGCACCTTTATTAGTGCAGTTACAAATTCGGTACTCATTTACACCTCCTCGGCAGGTACAATTCTGTTGTGATCTATGTACTCTTGCCATAAAATCTTAGTTACTTTCGTCGCATCACTTCTTTTACCGATAGCTTCTTTAAAGCCCACCCAAAGTTTTTGTTCTTCCAGGTCATTTAGCTTGATAAAAGCAACCTTCGGTAGTTCGTCATTTAATTGTGTCATAACTTAATCCTTTCATATAACATTGTATCACATATCCATGATAATTGCAATAGTTTTGTTACAATAATCGGCCATCGTCTTTTAGTTTATATGTTGTCCATTTGGTCTTAACCTTTTCAATTACTCCGTCCTCTGCTAACTTACGACAAGCCCTAGAGATCGTATCGGGATTGGCTTCAAATTGGAATTTTAACATCAATTCTCGTTTAGACGTTGCGCCATTTCTTGCTAGGTAGTTCTTAATCTTTTCTGCATTAGTCATTTTACCTCCTTCATAACCTTGGCTACTTTATTAAGTGATGTGCAGAGCATTGCTGATAATTCAAGGCCAACTAGTTCTTCGTTCTTTATCCTGTCTTTACAAGCGATCAAAAACTGGTAGGCGTAAACGTCTGCATCGTCCAACTTTCCTTCAACTAGCATATTCGCAATCATATCTGCTGTTATTTTGCCCTTCATAGATATCCGTTCTCCATTATTAGTTTATTTCTATCCTCTTCATATTCACGATCTAAAATTTTATTTTCAATGGCCTTAATCTTTTCACTCCAGCGTTTCATAATCTCGGTTTCTCTTATTGGTGTCATAGCCCCATCTCCGTTTCCATTTCGCTTTCAATTCTAAGTTCGGCCTGTTCTATCTGTTCGGACATCCACTCGTCAAAGTCAAGTTCTCCACCGTTGCACTTGTAGTCCTCAAAGTCTTCATTCGCTCGTTCTACATCAAAGTCCTCGCCCGTATCAATCCCCATTAGAACATTTGTAACATCTGTATCTAAGCTCATTCTAGTTCCTTTCTTTTAATATGTTCCTATATTTTCTATTTCTTCAATCGCTCGTTCTATTTTCTTTTGGTCTTTCTCGCTAGAAATCTCGATCATATGGTCTAGTGCGTCCGTAATTACAATATACGCTTCCGTTGATAGCTTCATTTCTACCTCCCTAGTAGCTTTCTAACGGCTACCAATTTCTCCCAATTTTCTTGGGCTTTATTATTATCACTGTTTTTGTAGTATACCCACCTTTCAATATCACAGACTAAACCTAGCTCAATCCTTTCTAGACTTTCTCTATTTAGCAAATCCCAAACACTTGGCTTTGGTTCGTCTAGCAGTCTCTCCAGTCTTTCTCCTGCTTCCTTGAAGAATTGTGGCATACCTAGCTTTGCTCTCTCAATAACTCTTACCTTAATTTCCATTTTACTCACTTCCTTTCTTTTGATAGTTCGTACAGCTCCCATAGTGCGTTGTAGATGCTTTCTACCATCTCAAAATATCTCCCCTGCTCTTTGGCATATCTTTTCTCTGGTAAATCGGCCATTGGCTCGTCTACTAACTCCAGTGCTACATCATAGAAGCCACCTGCGTTTTTCTCGTCATTGTCTCGGCTCAATTCTCCCTGCTCTATTCTCTCTAAAATCTCTTTCATATAACCCTTTCTTTTAATATAGTCATTATATCACGTCTATATTAGATGTCAATCTATCCTCCCATAACCATTAACAATACTGCTATGCCCCAAAATATCACTATTCCCCACCCAGCGTCATTTATACGCTTCTGCTCTTGTTCTCGTCTGATTCTTACTGATATTGCCATTGCTCTTACTCCTTAATTAAAATTGATGTTATGGTCTTTGTATTCTTTTAACTCTTCAATGTCTCCCATGCAACCACTAGCGCAAAAATAGTCTAGTCGGTGCGTCTCGCCCTGAAAACAGTCTATTTCCCCATCTTCAAAGGTTACTCCGTAGGCAATAGTCTCTTCAATCGCCACAATCTCCGCATTACATTTAGGACAATATAACTTGCTCATGTTTAGCCCTTCAATAGGTCGTTTAGTTTATATTTTGGCAACCATAACTGACGGCCACCCTTTACGCTCCCAAACTGTGTTAGCAGTTCATATAGTATCCCATCAATCTCTGCTATACCAATTTCATATGCCCAATTCCATGAAGGAGCAGAATAATATGCTACGCGCTCAATGCGTGGCTGTATCATTTCCCTTGATATGAGTCTAGATATAACCTCGTCGTCTTTACCCCAATCAATCAATCTTTTAACATCTTCCCTTTTTGCTTGATACATTTCAACTTCCTTCCTTAATTATTTCGCTCCGATCACTTCGTGCTGTCGCTCAATAGGTCTGACAAGGTGTAGGCTGTAACGCAAGGCGTAGTTTATCGCGCTTGGTGGTGCTTTCTTACCTTGTCAATGTTCCCCTATCTACGTACCAGTATAGCAAACATAATATACATTGTCAAGTGTTTTGTTGGCCTATAATCCCGATTATTCCCGTCAATCTTTGTAACATCTAACAAAGGCCTATTATCATAACAGGCAATAACTATGCCATATATTCACAATGTGTAAAGGTCATATGTTGCCGACTAAAGGGCTAACATTAACACCAATACAAAGAACATAGACATTCATAAAGGTTTATTAACGTGGTATATTGTAGGACTGCCAAGCATGAAAGGTAGCATTCTCTCACGCACTCACCTTCCTTCATTACTAGCATACACACCATACATATAGGACAGGTCATACACATAGCGTATGCGTAGTTTACAGCCAGACAATAGGATAAATGAGGGGGGGGGGATTGAGCGTAACCACCGCCAGGGAAGATGGAGTCCTCATAAAAGTAAGGGTAAAAGTAGTGTCTCTCACATTCCCCTTGACAACAAAAAGAAAGTATGCTAGTATGTATATATAGATATATGTACATATGTACAGAAAGGATCACATGCCTTATAGAAACCTGTACCTCTCTCAGTCGGAGGAGGATTGGGTAAAAGAAAAAGCCGAGGGGTATATTAGAACTTTAATAATAAAAGATATGGATGGGACCCATAAGGGGACCCAAGTCAAAAAAATTTCTGGGGAAAATTTTCCCAAAAGGGTTAATCCAGCCAGAGATGCTTTGCTTAACAATCTCCCCGATGGAGTCAGTGTCGGGTTGAAGCCTAAGTCGATGCCGAAGGAACCAGGTTGGTGCGTTAACGGTCATTATGCAGGGGTCGGAATGAAGACATGTAAAATGTGTGGAGGAAAAGTAAGATGATGCTAGATACAGAAGTTAAATATGCGTTCAAGACGTTGTTTAAATACCCTTATCAAAGGGTTCGATATGGGTATGACGAACGAATTAAGTGGGGCTTCTCCTCATACTTTGAGAATATGCTCAAGCCACTAGAGGAGCTCTGTCGAGACGAGCTTAAAGACACCGAGCACATGGACTTAAACCCAGACAGGAAGAAGATATACACAGAAACACTCCGTCTGATTAAGAGGGCCGAAGCCGAAGAATGGAAACAATACACCAAACTTAAGAATGGATACTCTATGGATTGGAAGGGTGAGGCTAGGGCCAAGGAGAAACGGAATATTTATATCGCTAAACATATCGAATATTATTGGGACTAAGGAGGCCAAATGACATATATTGTAAAGACAACTTGCTTCTTGTTTTACTTTGTACTGGTCTTATTGTGTGGGTTTGTTATTGGATACTCATATAAGTTCAATAACTCGCAGGCCATCTATGACCGTGGGGTCAAGGATGGTAAGAAGTTCCAGCTCCAGCAGGACGAATACTTGTATAAAAAGATAAGAGAGAAGTACAACCTGGGGATAGAATTATGAACCCAAGATCCAAGCGTCGGCTAAGAGAGTTTCTGGAGGTTGTCGGGCTAATAGTTGGTCTGATTTTAGGGGCGATAATCTACTCTCTATAAAGTTCTTGACAAATAGATAGATATGTTATATACTGTCTCTATGAAATATAAGACCATGAAACCAATGACGGCTGAGGACCTCCGTGCTCAATTAGATAAGGGCGGAAAGCCTTATACCTGCCCGTGGATTCGTGAAGATATAGACAAAGCAAAGGTTGATAGTGATAATGGTTAACACGTCAGTCTCCAAAACCGAAGTTCTGGGTTCGAATCCTAGTCATCCTGCCAATGGAAGGTCAATCCGATAGACGGCGACGGAACCGCATTTGAAACGCGACGAGCTTAACGGCCTTAGTGGTTCGACCCCACTACCTTCCGCCAATATGGAAGATTAACTAGCGAGGAGCTAGGCGCACCTGCTAAGTGCAGCGATCTTAACGGATTATGTTTCGAGTACATAGTCTTCCGCCATGCCCTTGAAGTACAATGGAAGTACAGGTGTGTTCTAAGCACTTAGTTGAGGGTTCGAATCCCTCCGAGGGTTCCATGCATGTATCGTATAGCGGCAATTACATCTGGCTGTAAACCAGACGCTTCGGCTACGGTGGTTCGAGTCCATCTACATGCACCATGCAAGAATAGCTCCAATGGTAGAGCGGTGGTTTGAAGAACCACGCGTTACAGGTTCAAGTCCTGTTTCTTGCACCATCGAGGCGGTCATTCAACAGTAGGATTCTGGACTGTGATCCCAGCCATATGGGTGCGACTCCCATCCCCTCGACCACGCCTCAGTAGCTCAATGGCTAGAGCAGCTGTTTTGTAAACAGCAGGTTGTCGGTTCGAGTCCGACCTTTGGCTCCATGCAAGTGTAGTATAATGGCATATTACTACTGGCTTCCAACCAGTTGATAAGGGTTCGATTCCCTTTACTTGCTCCATCTAGAATTAGCGTAGAGGCCAACGCGCTCGGTTTGGGTCCGAGAAGTCACAGGTTCGAATCCTGTATTCTAGACCATACTAGAGTATCCCAACGGAAGAGGAAGTCGGCTTAAACCCGATACAGTATGGGTTCAAATCCCATCTCTAGTACCAGTCCTCTTAGTTCAATGGACAGAATGTCGGCCTTCGAAGCCGCTGATGTAGGTTCGAATCCTACAGAGGATACCATAGTGATGTAACTCAGTGGTAGAGTAGTCGCCTGATACGCGATTAGTCGTAAGTTCGAACCTTACCATCACTACCATCATCTGGTGGCAGAATGGCTTATGCAACGGTTTGCAGAATCGTTCATGCTGGTTCGATTCCAGTCCAGATGTCCAAACCCAAGTAGCCCAATCGGAAGAGGCGACTGTTTCAAAAGCAGTCTAGTACGAGTTCGAACCTCGTCTTGGGAACCATAGTAGATTAGCTCAATGGTAGAGCAACTCTTTTACACGGAGAAGGTTACGGGTTCGAGTCCCCTATCTACTACCAAGCTCAAGTAGCCCAACGGAAGAGGCGATAGTCTTAGGAACTATTCAGTGTGAGTTCGAATCTCACCTTGAGTACCATAGCGGAGTGGTGTAATGGTAACACGCGAGTCTCATACGCTCATGTAGGCAGTTCAAATCTGCTCTCCGCCACCAATTCCAGATCGTATAAAGGCATTACGGCTGGCTGTTAACCAGCTTATACAGGTTCGACCCCTGTTCTGGGAGCCATGGGGATATCGTATAATGGCACATTACGTCTCGCTTGCACCGAGGGAATTAGAGTTCGATTCTCTATATCTCCACCATACGCGGTATTAGCCAACAGGAAAGGCCCCAGAATTTCAATCTGGAGACTACGAGTTCGAATCTCGTATACCGTACCATGACTTCTTCGTATATCGGCTATTATCTCTGCCTGTCCAGCAGATGAGGGGGGTTCGATTCCCCCAGAAGTCGCCAGTTTCAGGTCGTCTAATGGCAGGACGGTAGCCTTTGAAGCTTCAAATGATGGTTCGAGCCCATCCCTGAGAGCCAATAAAAAATCTACTTGACAAACACCAAAAAGTATGCTATACTGTCCTTAGTATATAGTATACAAAATACGTATACAGGTGCGTTCTCTTAAGGGGAATGGGAAAAACCAGTTCGGGCTAAATGCTAGGGTTTTTGGGGGTTTTTATCGAACTAAATAAGGGGGACTATGAAAACGATCAAAACAACTTCGCAGGGGGTTTCAGATGAAGAGTTGGAAGACCGTTTGATTAGCTTAGTAAATGGAGGTGAGGATGCAACTAGAGTGCGAAGTACATCAGGTAATAGCAAAACAGGACGTGGACGGAAATCCATACGTACAGATAAGCCTAAAGACGAATAACCCATTAGCACTCACTATAGGCGCATATAAATTCAAGGGGAAGACCATAAAACTCAAGGTCTTAAATCCATTACAATGAAAAGAAAAAAAGGAATACTAACAGAGAAAGAGAAGATATTTCTTGGAGCTCTAAGGGAAAATAAAGGCAATGCTGGGCTTGCCGCGAAAATTGCATATGATTGCAAAAACGATGCCTCAGCCAGATCTCTAGGTCACGCTAAAAAAGAGCGACTAAAAGAGAAACTTGGCGAGGATTTTTTTGACTCTATGGGTCTGACGCGAGAGCTTATTGTTGGTGCGCTCGTTGCTGATATCAAGTCTAACAGAGGCAAGCGAGTACCAGAACTTACGCTCGGTGCTAAACTCAGGGGTGATCTAGTAGAGAAGAAGGAAGAAAAGGTGGTTCACTCATTCGAGTCTTACATGGATTATCTAGAGGAGGAAGATGAACAACCAAGAGCTAGCGAGGAAACTTCGGAATAATCCTATATTTTATATAGAAAAGAATCTATATATCAGGACAAAAGAAGGTAAGCTACAGAAACTTAAGATAAATTACGTTCAAACCGAACTAATTAACTATGTTATAGAATGCCTAGATAAGGGCGTACCGATTAGGGTTATCATCCTAAAAGCCAGACAAGAAGGTATGTCTACGATCATTGAGGCAATTATATTCTGGTATACCGCAACTCACAAAAACAGGTCTGGTAGAATCGTGGCCCATGATGGTGATTCTTCAAACAACCTATTCAATATGTCGAAGCTCTACTATGAGCGACTGCATGAGTTTGTAAGGCCGATGATTCGGTACTCAAACAGAAAAGAATTGGTATTCGAGAATCCCGATGATGAGAAACGATCCGACAATCCAGGGCTAGGTTCAAAGATGATGGTGTCCACTGCTGGTAACTTACAGGCTGGACGTTCAGAAACGAACCAGTTAATCCACGCTTCAGAGGTTGCTTTCTGGGATCACCCAGAAGAACTTATGGCTGGACTTATGCAGACCGTACCATACAGTCCCAATACGATGATTTTCCTAGAGTCTACCGCTAATGGTGTTGGGGGCTATTTTTATAACGAATACCAACGTGCTAAACGGGGTAAATCGGTTTTTAAGTGCTTTTTCTTCCCATGGTTTGTCCATGAAGAATACCACCTAAAGCCACCAATAGGTTTTAAACCCAACAGAACAGAACAGAAACTGAAGACAAAGTACGGACTTACGAACGCTCAACTCTACTGGAGAAGGGTTAAGAAGTCGGAACTTGAGTCCACTGGTGGAAAATTTGAACAGGAATACCCATCAGACGACTACGAAGCGTTTATTGCGTCTGGTAGACCACGATTCGATGTTGATCAATTAATGAAATATCGACTTGAGACGAAGAAACCAGTACGGGGATACTTAAAAGAAGGCAAGTTCACAGAATCAGATAGTGGGAGCTTCCGAGTATGGAAATTACCATTCTGGAGTTCTGCATACGCCATCGGCGTAGACGTTGCCGAAGGATTAGAGATTGGGGATAACTCCGTAGTTCAAGTCCTAGACAAGTTTACGGGCGAGCAGGTAGCTGAATGGGCTGGTAAGTGCGATCCAGACGAACTCGGATACATCGCCGTCGAGATAGCGAAGTTTTATAACTTTGGGCTTCTCGGCATTGAAGCGAATAACCACGGGCTTACTACACTAACGATAGCTAAACAAGAAAATTATCCAAATATATATTACAGGAGAGTTCTCGACGACAGGACTCACAAAAAGACCAACAAATTTGGTTGGCACACTAACGTAAAAACAAAACCACTCGCTATTGACGAAATGGCCGTGTGGATAAGAGAAAGACAACTGATTATTAACTCTCAAGAGTTAGTAGAAGAGTGTCTTACGTACGTGATAGATGAAAATGGTAGAACAAATGCCCAAGAGGGCGCTCTGGACGATAGGGTTATGTCGATGGCTATAGCAATTCAAATGCTAAAACACGTCACTCGATACGAAGAAAAAGACCCCATTATCCGATTTAGAAAGGGATGAAATGGCTAAACTAAAAGATACAGTTACAAAAGAGACCGCAGAGATCGTTGCAGAAACCCTTCAAGACCCTCAAGCAGAGATAGTTGAGAAGATTACTTCGCGTATTAACCAATACAACGGCTATATTGGCAGTAAAAAAGAGTCGATGAAGAAATGGTGGAGACTATACCGTGCTCAACTAGACGAGCCAGACTATGACTACCTAACCAACCGAGCCGTACCATACACCACAGCCGCCATCGAAACTATCGTACCTAGACTTGTAGAGACTGATACTGGATTCGTCTTTGAAGGCGAAACAGAAGAAGACGATATAAACTCTAAGTACGTTACTGAACTAGTAAACGATCAGATGCGCAAGGACAAACTAGAGCTTACCAAGATTGACTTATATAAAGAGGCAATGGTTCTAGGAACTGCCTTTGGTAAGGTTACTTGGAAAACTCGAAAGCGAACCGTAAAGAGACGAAAGCCGATTATTAAGATTGGTGGAATCAAAATCGGGGAGATCGAGAAGACCGTAGAAAAATTAGATATTGACCGAGCATCTATTGAACATATTCCTTTTGATAAAATTGCCTTCGATCCTTACGGGATTGACATAAATGGCGAAAACGGTTGTGATTGGATTGCTCACATCAAATTTGTTTCTAAAGATAAGCTCAGACTAAACCCAAACTACGATCAAGCTAAAGTTGCCCAAGTTGGCACTAACGCTACAGGCGATTCTACACTAGACCCAGTTACCGAGATGACTAAACCAGCTGACGAAACTCGTGAGCTAGTAGAAATTATCGAATATTGGGAAGATGACCGAGTTGTGGTTGTCGCTAACAGAGAAACTGTTCTAAGAGACGAACCAAACCCATACGATGACAAGAAAAAACCTTTCGTACGATTCGTAGACCGACCAATCCCAGGCCAATTACTTGGAATGGGTGAAGTAGAATTCCTATACGGAATGCAAACACTCCTAAACGAGCTAGTAAACCAAGCGTTTGCCGTTCAAAAGGTAGCCCTAAATAAGCTAATCTTCCTAGAAAAGGGTTCTGGAGTAGATAAAGATAGACTAGTATCACAGCCTTTCGGCGTACATACAATTGACGACCTTACAAAACTAAAGGTAGTAGATATCCCAGGTGTAGATCCAATGACAGTTGAGCTTATTATGATGCTTAAAACTTTCATGGAGCACGTATCTGGCATCTCCGACTACTCTAAGGGTACTGGTTCTGCCGACCTAAATGATACGGCTACTGGTATTAAGCTCATTCAAGAAGCCGCTAACTACGTATTCAGGGTAAAGATCAAACTCGCCGCTAAGATGTTCTTAACGGAACTAGGCGATATGCTCGTATCAAGAAACCAGCAGTTCCTTAACCGAACTTACACAGTAAAGATCAAGGCTGCTGATGGATCTGAAAAGTGGGAAGAAATCACAAATGAAAATATTCAAGGTAACTTTGAGACTAAGGTAAATGAGAAACCACCAGCGTCTGAAACTACCAAGAGACAAGAAGCTCTAATGTTAAGACGTGAATTCCTAGATGACCCAGACGTAGACCAAATCGAGCTTAAAAAGAATGTATTTGAAGCATTCGACAAAGATACTTCTAAGATGCTACGACTACCTACAGCGGTTGATCTAGAGACGGAAGCTGAAATGACCGAAGCGGAACAAAGTGCCGAAGCTGAAGACCAAATAATGTTCGAAGGCAAGCACGTAACAGTATCAGAACAAGACGACCACGAAATACACATAATTGTTCACGAACAAGCACTGTCTCAGGCTGATGACGAAATACACCCAATGATGTACGACCACATCGAGGAACACAAGGCGTTTATGAGTCCAAGAATTAGAGAGATAATGTTAAACCAAAAAATGGGAGGTATGGATGAAGAAGCAGAAAACGGCATCCCAGAAGGACTTAGAGCAAGTCTCGGAGAAGCGAGCGAAGTCCCGATTGAAGATGTCAAAGCAGGAAGCCAAGGAGGCTTCGAAGGAGAGAGTCTCTGAGCAGAGATCAACTCCTAGTGATCTAATGGCCATGATTGAATGGCTAGAGATTCCTTACGAGAACCTAGCGAATGTCGCGACTGTAGATATATTTGTCGCTATAACCTGGAAGTTAAAAGAGCTTTCAGAGAAAGTAGAACAATGGCCAGAAACTCAAAGCAAGCCGCAATAGCTAGAACCACAAATTCCGAGGGATGGAAATTCTTTGAAGATGATTATATCCGTGAAAGGATAGAAACGCTACAAAGAGACATTCTAAAGGATGATCAAAACGTTGATAAAATACGCGGTCAAATTACAGAACTTGTGGAGGTACTGAATTGGGCCGAGGAACGTAAACAATATAAGATATAAATCACCCACCGTGACGAGACACGTAAAAACGTAGGAAAGAGGACAACATGACTGAAGAAGTTATGAACGCTGAACAAGAGGTGCAGGTTGAAGCACCAGCGGCCCCAGCAACCGTAGAACAAACACCAGTAGAGACACCAACTGAACCCAGTGAAGGGGCTAAAACACCAGAAGTGACTACCGAGGATCAAAAGACTGTGCCTTATGATCGCTTCTCTAAAGTAAATTCAGAGAAGAACGAGCTTAAACCCAAAGCAGAAGCAGCGCAGAAATTCGAAGAGAATATGGGAATGTCTATCGAGGATTTCCTTGCTAGCAAACAAACCGATTCTCAAATGGCCGAACTGAAGAACAATGAAGCGAAGGACGCAAGTCCAGAAGCCAAAGACTTCTTCGACAAATATGGGAAAACTCTTGAAGAGATTATTCAAATGAAGAGTGAACTAGAGACAAGCAAAGGGTTAGCAAGTCTCCCAGAAGAGGTAAGGACTCCAGAGTTCGAACCAAAAATGATGGCATATTTGAACGAAAATCCTGACTTGGCACTGTCCAACGAAGGTCTTCGGACTGCATATCTAGCCGTAAAAGGCCTAGAAGCACTCGAAGCGACGAATAAACAAACTAATGACAAGCAATTAAAGACTGAAACTCAAGAAATTGAAAAAGAAGTTGCTTTCGTTGAGAGTAAGAAAGAATCTGGAACTGTCGAAATAAAGACAGATATGGAGAAAATACTTAATCTTAGTCAAGAGGAATACTCAAAACTTCCTCAAGATGTACGGGAGAAAATTCTACAACAACTTGGATAGTCTTTAGCTGGAAAAGAAGAGGCTTAAAATGGCTGATTATACAGCAATGGTAGCCATGACAGCAACAGCCGTCGATTATGCGACTCCAGAAATTTGGTCTAAGGAACTCATCGCAGAGGCCGAAAAACAAATGTTCTGGAAGAACTACGAAGGTAAGCAAGGTTCAGGAATGCCAATCATCCGAAAAGATGATCTAGCTAAACAAGCTGGGGATCAAATCCACATTCAAACACTTTCAAACCTAACGGGTGCTGGTGTCACTGGTATAAACACACTAATCGGTAACGAAGAAGGCCTAGTTCTTGGTCAAATCACAGTTACTCCTAACTGGCTACGACACGCAGTAGCCGTAAACAAAGATGCTGAAGTAAAAGCTAATTTCGACATTCGAAATACTGCTAAACAACGACTTGCATACTGGCTAGCTGACAAGCTAGACGTAGCAATGTTCACTAAAGCAACTACTGGCGCTACATACACACTGTATGCTGGCGATGCTACATCTACTGCTACACTTGGAGCTGGTGACGAAATTGACTGCGTAACTCTTGACCGAGTTAAAACTAAGCTCGTTGCTAACAAAGCTCTTCCAATCAAAACTGAAGGTGGTAATGAATATTTCATTATCGTTATCCACCCTTACGACGCTTACAACCTACGACAAGATTCTACTTGGGTTAACGCTCAAAAAGACGCTAATATTCGTGGTGAATCTAACCCTATCTTCACTGGAGCTATGGGTATTTACAACGGTATGATCGTTAAAGAATCTCACAACGTACCACAATCTGCAAGCAAATCAAAATGTGTTGCATTTGGTGGTGAAGCGTTCGCACGTGGATATTCTTACTTCCCTGATTGGAATGAAGAAGAACAAGATTACGGATTCAAGTTCGGTGTTGCTACTAAAGTATGTTACGGAGACAGCCGAGCTGTTGAAGTTAACACTGTGGTAGTTGAAACTTACGCTCCTGCGATAAGCTAACCGACCTCCTGGTCTTAACAGAAGAATAACATGAACCCTTTGGGTTAACATATCTGGGGAGGTCTCCTCCTCAGTAATGTGAATCAAAAAGGAGAGGTATGAACATACTATTCATAGACGAGATTACCAAGGAGCGATTAAATGGAGTTAAATACTACCGACTAATGATTCCTGGTAAGAAGTTAGAAGAGCGTGGACACAATGTTAAATTTAACGTGTCACTCGGTGCGCATACCAGCGATGGAAAATTCGCGATTATAGGAGATGATATTGAGTGGGCAGACGTTATAGTGTTCCCACGATACTTTATGGCATCTCCTAATTTAGTAGTTGGAGTAATGGAATACGCCAAAAAGTTAAAAAAGAGAATCGTTTATGAAACAGATGACTACCTATTCGAGATTCCAGAGCACAATCCAGTAGCAGAACTTATAAACCTAGAGTCCTCACAAGCGCTTATCCGATACTTAATGAAGAATGCCACAGTCAAAACAGTCACAACAAGGCGGTTGCAAGAACTTATAGGTGGTGATCTCTGTCCAAACTCACTAGATCTTCGAGAATGGGAAGGAATAGAGAACCAAAACAACGATCCTGATACTTTAAGGATTGGTTGGTCTGGTGGCCATACTCACAGGAAAGACCTTGAGATGATAGCTGACATTCTTGCTGAACTTAAAAAGAAATATAGGTTCGAAGTCCACCTACTAGGATACGATCCCAATATTCCGCATACACAGCTTTACTACAAGACCTCTAAATTCGTTAATGTGCTTGATTATAATAAAACACTCGCAGATAAGGGCTTTGATATCGGTATCGCTCCATTAGTAGACGACGAGTTTAACCAATACAAGTCAAATATCAAATGGTTAGAATACTCGATGCTAGGCATACCAACAGTTGCTACGGCGCTACCACCATACGAAGATATCGAAGATGGCGTGACTGGATTCCTCGCCAAAGACGTACAAGAATTCAAAGACAAACTAGAACTTCTGATAAAAGATGCCAAGCTAAGAAAAAAGATTGGCGCACAAGCAAAAAAATACGTAATTGAAAACTACGATATAGATAAAACAATAGTTAATTGGGAAAAAGCATTTGGAGGTAAAAAATGAACTTACTAGTAACTGGTGGGGCTGGATCAATTGGATATCACGTAATTAGATACTTTTTACGGTTGGGATGGAACATAACCGTAATAGACTCATTTAGACATCGTGGATATCACGAAAGAATACAAAATATTGTAGACGAATTCGGAGAAGAAAAACTTCACGTAATTCAGCACGATTTAGTCTGCCCTATTTCCGAGAAAATGAAAGCTGACATAGGAGACGTAGACCACATAATACACCTTGCAGCGGTCTCTGACGTGTTCTGGGGGCAAGAGAATCCAGTATACACGGTTAAGAACAACGTAGAGTCAACTATTGTAATGTGCGAATACGCAAAAACGATCCCACACAAATCATTTATATACTTTTCAACAGATGAGGTTTACGGGCCAGTAACTCCGCCAGACGCTCATCCAGAATGGGATACACACCGACCTTCAAACTTTTACTCAGCTTCTAAGGCAATGTCAGAAGACCTATGCTACGCCTACTGGAGAAACGGTGATGTAAATCTAATTATAACAAACACAATGAACAACTTCGGGGAGTGGCAATCTCCAGCAAAATTCCCAGTTAAAGTACAACGCGCCCTAGAAGAAAATAAGGTGGTAGAGATTCACGGAAACGACAAAGAGCTAGGATCAAGATTCTACATTCATTCAGAAGATGTGGCCGATGCACTTAATACAATCATGGAGCACGGAGTTCATCAACACGAGGCTGGCGAACTGGATGATCCACTTAGGTATCATATCGTGGGGGACACTCGACTAAATAATTTAGAGTTAGCCCAAAATATTGCTGGCATCATGGGAAAAGATTTGATGTTTGACATCGTAGACTTTCATAAAGATAATCCAGCTCACGACATACATTACGGACTAGAGAATAACAATTTGGCAAAGCTCGGATGGAAAGAACCAATGGGCTTTACAAAGGCAATGAAGAGGACTATAGAATCAAATGAGTGAGATAGTAAATAGTATAATTGAATCTTCGAGAATAATCTCAGCACCACTTAACTCTGATATCTCTGGGCAATACGTCGCTACAACTGACGAACAAACCCCACTATTATCTGAGATGCTAAACCTAACGGCTTTCTATACTGAAAGCGCTAAAGAGGTATTCTCGCCAGAAACACTGCAAGAGATACAAGACAAGGTTGGCTACATAACAGAGTTCGCTAAGAATAGCATCGAGAATCCATCAGAACAAAAGATTATAGAATTTATATCAGAACATATATCAGAAGAAGATATGCAAAGCAAGACACCAGTCGAGCGGCTTGAAAGATTGTACGTTAAATTCCAAATAGAAACCAAGTTGAATGAAATTGAAAAATTAAGGGGGATGCTTGATTTCGGTAATAATTCCGACCAAAGGAAGAAACAGCCTAGGTAGAACGATTGCCTCGATAGAGGATCAAGACTACCAAGACACAAATATTATAGTCTCAGAGGACTATGAGCTTAATGGAGCTTCATGGGCCAGAAACCAAGGCGCTAAAGTAGCCGCTGGTGAGTTCTACTTCTTCTGTGACGACGACGTAACTCTTAACGAGAATTGCCTAAGTAAGTTGAAAGATGCACTGGACGAGAATCCCGATGCCTCATACGCATACTGTGGATATTACCGTTCTGGTCTGTTTAATAGTAGTGTTGATTCAAAGCCATTTAACTGGGAAACGCTTAAAAGGGTAAACTTTATCTCCACGATGTCCTTAATAAGAGCGAAAGATTTTATCGGATTCGACGAATCTCTTAAAAGATTTCAGGATTGGGATATGTGGATAAGGATGTACAACAAGGGTAAGTACGGAGTGTACGTAGCCGAGAACCTGTTTACGGCACACTATGAAGGCGACTGTATCACTAATAACGACACTAATAAGATTGCCAAAGCAACAAATATAGTTAAAGAAAAGAACGGACTTTTATGAAAGAACTAAAACCAACAATGAACAACACCACTGGAAGTTGGGACAAATTCTATAACGAAACAGAGTTTAATTATTTCTTTAAGAATCAAGGTGACAAACCATATTGGGTGCAAAGATTTATCGAACCAAGAGAAAGCGTAATGGATATGGCATCTGGTGCGGGTAGGATACCGTTCTTAATAAAACAGATAAGACCAAATCTCGAAATATCAGTGTCAGACTTTTCCAGGAGATCATTATCTGACCTAGAAAAAATGAAGGATTTATTTTCCGAGGTTACGTTTTTGGACATCACGAAGATTGATAGAGAAGACAACTGGTATGACGTTATAACTGCCTGTGAGGTTCTTGAACATCTTGACGACCCAAAAATTGCAGTTAAAGAGATGGCCAGAGTAGCTAGAAGGAAGATTATCGTTACAACACCATATAGAGAAAATACTGCCGACCCTTCTCATAAATGGGCGTTTACTCTCGATGATATGTACGATCTTTTATCTCCATATGGCCAAACTATGGTATCCGTAATAAATGGTGACTCAAATATCCTGGGGGTGGTATGGCTAAGTTAGATATTATACTACCGACACTGAATAATGAAGAATATACTATAAAACTTTTAGATAGTATTGTCAAGTATACAGAAGACTACCGAGTTATCTGGATAGACAATGGTTCAGAAAAAGAATCTAGAGATAAAGTTGAAGAAGCAATCAAGGATATCCCACACTTTAAAATATACAACGACACAAATCTAGGTTTTGTCAAGGCAGTAAATCAAGGGATCGCCACATCAACAGCGCCATATATCTGCATACAGAATAACGATACGGAAGTCGTAGATGGATGGGCGGACAAGATGATTGAAACTTTCAACGAACCTCAATGCGGATTAGTTGGTCCAGTATGCCTATTTGCAGACTCTTGGCAGAATGTCGATAACGTGGCACAACACTTTGGGGAGATCCCAGACAAAAGAGAAGTAGGCGGTATGTTAGCATTCTTTTGCACAGTTATTAAGCGAGAGGTTATAGAGAAGGTTGGCTACTTATCTGAAGAATACGGACTTGGATTCGGGGACGACGATGACTATTGCGAGCGCGCGAAAGAAGCTGGATATAAATTATTCTTGCGTGGTGATGTAGTAATTCCCCACTACCACAGAACAACATTCAAGAAATACATTCAAGACTTCGGAGTAGAGAAAGAAAAGAATCTCGCCATATTTAAAGCGAAATGGAATAAATGAAATTAGCAGTTATAACAGAAGATAGTCATGTATATGTAGAAATACCAGCCGATAAATTTAGGGCTGGATTAAAAGAATATTATAATGAATTCGGCGATATCGATATAGCCCTAAATAAACTAGAATCTGATATCAAGGAATTAGCAAAGAGAAAATAATGCCACTACCTCAAAGACTAACATCACAAAAATTAGATAATGCAGAACACGATGCTGGCGTAAAGTCAGTCGGAGTGAAGGTTTGGGATACAGATAATCTCGAATGGATTAAGTGGGACGGCGAAGTAAATATCGATATGGATACTGCAGGTATTTCCACCTCAGCCAACCAGACCAACGGAAGTCAGAAAACAAAGATAGTTACCTCTACGGGGACGGTTGTAGATACCTTTGGCACACCAGACGGTGCTACCGAAACTACCCTCGCTAAACTAACCGATGTCCTTTACGCCACCGAATATGGTGCTACCTATAATTACATTATGAAATACAAGCGTGGCACGACTACTTGGGAAATACAAAGAGAAACTATTTCAACAGGGGTAAGAGAATATGCTAATGGCACAACTGCACTCGCAACGGGGTGGAGTGGCAGGGCAGGTGCTACTTACGGAGGAGCAGTATGAAAATAAAACTAAGTCCGATTAAAGAACTCGTCTACAAGACCAAAGATGACCTTAAAAAAGTCAAAGAGGAAATGAAAGCTGAAGATGCTCGGAAACTTAAGGTTCACGAAGATGTTATGAGCTTGGATAATCCAGACCCAGAGCTAATTAACTTTGCTCAAATGCACCTATCAACAATGACTCCTGAAGAAGAGTATAAAATTATAGATGAAGCGATAGGTTAAAATGGCAACTACCTATACCAGAACTACTCTAGGACAGGTCACTAATCTAACAGCCACTGCTGCCGCTGGTGGTTCTTTGACTGCGTCTACACAGTTTTGGTTTACAGTAATTCCGTTGTCGGGCACTTATCTTTACTCAATCCAGAACGCTTGTGGCACACCTGCAACCATCGCAACTGCCTCAACAACAGTAACCGATAAGACCATAAACCTTGCTTGGGATGCGACTGCGGGTGCTGCTGGTTATATGGTTTACTGGACAAAAGTAGACCCAGGGACAGACCCTTGTGCCTTCAACTCAACGGGTTACAATATCAGGGCATCTTCTGGACTTTACCACTGTTCCGTAACTACTAATTCGTTTTCATTCACAACAGAAGCAACTAGCGGAAGCCCAAACTACTCAGTCAGTTATGCTGACGCATACCGCTACTTAGCAATTTTTAATCAGAAATGTGATTATTTATTACTACAAAATGTTGCCGAAACAGTTACACCTGCAACTTTATATGCTGCCTGCGTAGCCAATAGTTGGGATAGTATCAATCAACTTGATGATTATGCCTATGATTTCAAGGCAAATATTTATGTAGCATCCATAGCGGCAGTAATTGATTTTAGAGGAACATCAGTTCAAAGTATTGGTGGATTAGAATGCTATGTTACAAGTTCAATGTTCAAGGCTGGGTATACTGATATTTCATCCATTGAAGATGGTGGTAGTTGGGTAAACCTCGGTGGACAGGGTGTTGCTTGGTGGAACTTTTTTCACTTCCACGATGTCCGAATACACGGATTCAGCTACAGGAATATCCGAAAAGGATACAAACGGATTACAACTTCACGATATTCGTTTATGTCTATTGCTGGTGATGACTGGCAGATTTCAAACTGTAATATTTCTGGTGCTGCTTACCTAACCTTTCCTGGTGGGGCAATCGCTGGTTCGTATATCAAAGATACCAATATACAATACTCACGCTGGGGGCTTAATATAACCTCTGATATTTCACTGGCAGAAATTAATAATGTTTTGATGATTGGAGCAGTGATTCCACTTTACACGCAAAAGACAGTTTACGCCAGTAACCTAAAAGAAGATTACTCACAAACAAACCTTGTTCTTGCGATTAACACATCGGATGCTACTGAAACCAAAGCAACCCTAACAGATTGTGAATTTGATTTAACTGGGGCAACAGCAGTTATCTGGTATAACGCTGGTAGGCAAGCAACTGGTAATGAGTATATTAAAAATGTAAAGACCCAAACATTTCACATAACCGATGTTGCTGGTAATAACCTTAGTGGTGTGCCGATAGTTATTGAGGACAACCTAGGAGTAACCCACAACGCCACAACCGATGCAAATGGAGCTGCTACGATAACACCAATAATAGGAATACATCGCTCAAATGATACTACTGCTACAAATAATGGTTATTACACCGATTACAACCCGTTTAGGTTCGTGATAGAAAAAGCTGGGTTTGAGACTGAGGACTATTCAATAGAAGTAACAGACACCGCCCACCATATAAAATCACTCAAAACCCAAATCACCAAATTAGAAGATGATAACGGTAATGTATTTGATAGAGTAGATAAAACAAATAGTGGAACGACTAATTTAAGACGGAAATTAACTAAGGTAATGTAAGGAAAACGATGGAAACAGAATTAGCGAAGTACGGTGCGTACGGAATAGCGATAGCAATTATAGGAATCCTATTTTGGGTGATTAAGTTCTTGTTCAAAGAGGGTACAGGTATTATCAACAACCTCAACGACTCAATTAGAGAAAACACTAAGGTTACTAACGAGAACCTGATGTACCTAAAGCAAAAGAACGGTTCTATGGAAAAATGCTTCGTAGATGTCACTAATAAACTCGAAACCATCACCAACAAACTACAGAACTTAGATAACGACGTAAAGTTCGGAAACGATAAAAAAGTATTTAAGAAGGAGGAATAATGACTAAGGAAGAAAAGTTCGAAAAGGACTACGAAAAGTTGGTGTTAAAGCACGGACTAAGAATAATCGCTATCCCACATTTTAAGTGGGACAATGCAGACGGATTTAAAGTTGTCTCATTGCTAAAACTAGCAGAAGTGGAGAAAGATGAATCTAACGACGATAAAACAAAGAATAAACAATAGACTAGACGAATCAGTTGGGGACGCTAGACTAAACGATTTTATAAACTCTATATACTTTAGGGTTGCTTCTGATTCAAGAGTACAGTGGAAATGGCTTCAAGGCGAAGCTCAATTTACCACAGTAGCAAGTACAGACGAATATACAGTAAGCTCTGACATCGCTTCAGATGTAGATATGATCTATAACATCTACAATGCCGACAGGGTTCTCCGACCATTATCAGCAAGAGCAATGGATCAGACCGATACATCTCCATCTGCTACAGGAACTCCGACCTACTACTATGAATGGTCTAATAAGGTGACTCTATATCCAATTCCAGATAGTGCCGTTAGCCACACGGTTAGATATCTCAAGAAGGTTGTAGAACTAACCGACGAGACAGATACCCCACTGATTCCAGAAGAATTCCAAGAGATACTAGTAGTTGGTGCGATGATGCTCTTCTATGAATACGATGAAGACTATTCTCGATTCGACAGAAAAGTATTTGAATATAACCGATTGCTTGAAGATATGATTGCCAAGAATTCTACCGATATCGACAAAACATCGAGACTTCGATTAGCTCGAAACTAT